CCTTTGCCGCCCGTGGCGATGCGTTTTTGAGCGCACTGCCCGCTTTTGGCACCGAGGCCAATGCACTGCAAGCCGATGTCAACGCCAAGCAAATCGCCGCCGCTGCCAGCGCCACTGCTGCGCAGGCCGACCGCGTGCTGGCCCAGGCTGCCCAGGCCGCCGTGGCCGCACAAAGCCCAGCCGCCAATGCCACCGCCGCCGCTGCCAGTGCTGCTGCTGCGGCTGTGTATGCGTCGCAAGCGCAGGCCACCAACCCAGACAGCCCCATTCGCCTGAACCCGCGCAAGATCACGGCCGACTTCACGGTGCCCAGTGCCTACAACGCCTCCAGCGCGGGCCCCCTGGCCATTGCAGACGGCATCACCGTGACTGTGCAAGACAGCGCCGCCTGGTCAATCCACTGACCTGACTAGCCACCCCACCCGGACCACCACACCCAAGGACCCCACCATGAGCACACTCGTCATCCGCACCGTACAAACGCCAGACGGCTCGCCCGTCGCCTTCCCCAACGGCATCCGCGTAGGCACCGCTACAGGCGCGGGCACCGTTAACCACATCGGCACGCCCGGCCAGCAGGGTTTTGGCGTGGGCATTGCGCCCGAGCTGCCCACCGGCTTTGCCAAACTGTACGGCACCGAAGACCCAGCCAGCGACAACTATGGCAACTACCAGTACACCGATGGCTCAGTCATGTGCTACGTGCCCGCGTTCTTCTACCGCTACGGCACGGGCGCCAATGGCACCGCCATCAACGTGATTGACATCAAGGCCTTTGGCTACTTTGACAGCGTAGCCGCCGCCAATGCCGCGGGCTACGCACTGCACCGCGCGTTTTACAACAACGGCAGCATCCGCGCCGGCGTGTTTGTAGACAAGTATTTGTGCTCCAACAACAGTGGCGTTGCCAGCTCGCTCAAAAACGGCGTGGTGCTCAGCAGCGCCACGCGGGGCGGCTTGGCCAACACGCCATTCAGCAGCCTCACAGGCGCGCCATCCAACAACTTTGCGGGCGCCATTGCCGCCGCCAAAACGCGGGGCAGCAGCTTTTTCTGCAACAGCCTTTTCGTCAACAAGGCCCTGGCCATGCTGGCCAATGCCCACGGCTCAGCCAGCACTGGCACAGCATATTGCGCCTGGTACAGCGCCGGTAGCACCAACTTCCCCAAAGGCAGCAACAACAACGCCCTGGGCGACACCAACGACGCCAGCATTGCCTACACCTGGGACGGCAACGCCACCTACGCGGGTACAGGCAAAACCGGCAGCGCTAACTTTTTGGCCAAAACAGCGCACAACGGCCAAAACTGCGGCGTGGTTGACCTCAATGGCCTGGTCTGGGAAATCACGCCCGGCATCACCATGGACAGCAGCGACCCGGCTGTGGGCAAGTTCTATGTGCTTAAAACCAGCGCCAATATGGCGGCAGTCACCGGCGGCACCACGCTGGCCACCGACTTGTGGGGCGCCACTGGCCTGGCTGCGCTTTATGACGACCTCGGCGTGATGAACAGCTTTGCCGGCTATGCCGTCAACTTCAGCGATCGGGTCTTGACGCAAGGCAGCGCAAGCCAAGTGCTCAGCGCCGCCATCAGCGGCACCGCCTGGCAAATGACGGCAGCCGGCATTCCCTTGGTTGCCGGCGGAAGCAATCAGTTTGGCAGCGATGGCTTGTGGGACTACAGCGCTGCGGACATGTGTCCGCATTGTGGCGGCCACTGGACCGACGGCTCGGCTGCCGGTGTCTGGGCCCTGAATCTGTACCATTCGCGGGCAAGCTCGAGCGTTTACTACGGGTTTCGCTCGGCCTTGTATCTTTGAGGCCTGAGCGGTAGCGATGGCCATTCACGATGAAGCCCGACTGGACGCCAAGTTCACAGACTTTGCAAAGCAAATGAATCTGTACTTGAACCACTTTCCAAAGCACGAAAAATACGGGCTTGCGCAGCAAATCCGCGTGCAGGCGTACCAGTGCTATGGCCTTATCGTGGAGGCGCAAAAACGCTATCACAAGAAAACCACGCTGGTCAGCCTGGACATTGCGCACGAGCAGCTGCGCATGTTTTTGCGCCTGGCGTTTGAGCTGGGTTACTTCAGCTTCAAAGAAGGCGCTCAGCTTGCCAAGCGGCCCCTGGGCACGGCAGAGCACCGCTACCTGGCCATCAGCCGCATGGTTGATGAGCTGGGCCGCATGATAGGCGGCTGGATTGCCGCAGAAAAAGCCAAAGAGTCAATTAGCCCACGCGCAAACCCAAACGCCCCGGTAACGGGGCAAACCAGGGAGGCGTCTTAACATGTGTCCGAATTGTGGCGGCAACTGGAACAACGGCTCGAATGCCGGTGTCTGGGCCCTGAATCTGAACAATTCGCGGGCAAACTCGAACGATAACTACGGGTTTCGCTCGGACTCGGAATCACCTCGCACTGCGCAAGCAGACGGTGGCACCAAGGGAGGCGCTTTCCTGCGCTCGGGGCAACCCGGCGCTAAATCTGCTGCACGCATCTTTGCTGGTAGGGGCCGCAAGGCTCTCGAAATCCTGGAGGCGGCATCTTGAAGCGCGTGGGCTTTTTGTTCGACGTGGCCTTTAGCCGCGAGTCGCTTTACCAGGCCTGGCTAGATGCCAGCCAGGGCAAGATGCGCAAGCGCGCCTGCCTGGAGTTTTCGCGCCGCCTGGCCAGCAACCTCGACGCCCTGTTTGATGAGCTGCATGCCGGCACCTACCGGCCCATGCCTTACATCGAGTTTCAGGTGTTCGAGCCCAAGCAGCGCACCATCTATGCGCCCGCCTTTCGTGATCTGGTGGTGCAACACGCCATTTATCGCGTGGTGTACCCCATTTTCAATCGCACCTTCATCGACCAAAGTTTTGCCTGCCGCGTAGGCAAAGGCACCCATGCCGCCGCAGACTACGCCCAGGCCGCGCTGCGCGCCAGCCCGCCCGGCACCTGCGTGATGAAGCTCGACATACGCAAGTTTTTTTACCGTATAGACCGCGCCATTTTGCGCACGCTGATCGAGCGCCACATCAAAGACGCCCGTTTTGTGGGTGTGATGATGCAATTTGCCGAATACGGCCACTCCCATGTGCAGCCGTTGGGCATACCCATCGGCAACCTGCTCAGCCAGCTGTATGCGCTGGTGTACCTAAGCCCGCTCGACCACTTCATCAAACGCCAGCTGGGCGCGCAGCGCTACTGCCGCTATGTCGATGATTTTGTAGTGTTTGGCTGGGCCCGCCCGCGCTGCACCGCCGCCCTGGCGCATATCAGGCAGTTTTTGGCCAGCGCTTTGCGCCTGGAGCTATCGCGCCACACCATCCACGCCTGCGCCCGTGGCTTGAATTTTGTGGGCTACCGTACCTGGCGCAGCCGCCGCTTTATACGCAAGCACAGCCTGCACACCTTCACCCAAAGCGCCAAGCGCTGCGCCCTGGCCAGCCTGGTTTCCATTTTGGGCCATGCCCGGCACACCGCCAGCATGGGCCACCTCTTAACCACCCTGAAAGACCAATACCATGACCTCTTTGATCGCCTACCGTCGTGTGTCCGACGCCATCACCACCCACTACCTGCGCTTGCCTAACGCCCCCCAGGGCCAGCAGGCCGGGCAAGAGCTGTGCGCACTGGCAGACGGCCGCACCGTTGTAGCCCTGTTTGATGGCCACATCCTGCCCACCGATCAGCCTGCCGCCATTGCCGACAGCATCGAGGGCCTGACACTCACCGACGCTCTGCGCAGCGAAATCAAGGCAGCCAGCCCTGCCGTGCAACTCATCAACACACGCGTGCAAGCCGCCATTGCCGAGCGCTACAGCATGGCCGAAGAAATCAAGCTGCTGCGCACCGCCCCCAGCCCCGAAGCCCTGGCCTACAACGCCTACGCCGAAGAATGCCGAGCCTGGGGCCGCACAGAAAAGGCCAAGCTGGGCCTGTAAGGCTCGCCATTCACAAGCGGCACCGCCACCACACCCGCACCCCTAAGCGCCCAGAAAGACGCCCACCATGTCCGAAATCGACGAAACCTCTGCCCGCCTCAACAGCCACGAGGCCATTTGCGCCTTGCGCTATGAGCAAATCAATGCCCGCCTCAAGCGCCTGGAATCCATCCTCATGCAGGCCTCGGGCGTGATGATTTTGGCCATGGGTGGCGTCATTTTTACGACCCTCTGGGGCCGGTAAAGCGCCATGCGGTTGCTTGTGCAACGCAGCCCCAGCGTCGGCGGGGCCACCATCGGCAAGCTCTACATTGACGGCGACTTTGCCTGCCGCACCCTCGAAGACGAGGTGCGAGAAATTGCGGGCCAGCCCGTATCAAGCTGGAAGATCCACGGCGCCACGGCTATCCCTGCCGGCGCCTACCGCGTCACCCTAGAGACCAGCCCGCGCTTTGGCTTTGACACGCCCACCCTGCACGATGTGCCGGGCTTTCAATACATCCGCATGCACGCCGGCAACACGTCTGACCACACCGAGGGCTGCCTGCTGCTGGGCATGCGCGCCACCGATGTCAGCCTGGTAGGCGGCACCAGCCGGCCCGCCGTGGCCCTCATCAAGTCCGAGCTGCGCCGCGCCATCGACCACGGCGAGACGATCATCATCGAAATCATCAACCCGCCCCTGGGCGACGCTGAAACGCGGGAGGCCTGATATGGACTGGCTCAAAACCCTGGCCCCAATGCTGGGCACTGCGCTGGGCGGGCCTTTGGGCGGCGCGGCTGCGTCCTTTCTGGCCGACAAGTTGGGCCTGGAAAGCAAAACCATCGAGGCCGTGACCGACGCGCTGGCCAGCAACAAGCTCAACCCCGATCAGGTGGCCAGCATCAAACTAGCCGAGATCGAGTTTGCCAAGTTTCTCAAAACCCACGAAATTGACCTGGAGCGCCTGCACGTCCAGAACACCCAGGGCGCCCGCGACCTGCGCGCCGCCACCAAAAGCTACACGGTCGACGTGCTCAGCATCATCATCGTGCTGGGATTTTTTGCCATCCTCACCTTCATGATGCTGGGCGTGTTACAGGTGTCAGACCAACAGGCCCTGCTGATTTTGCTGGGCGCCTTGAGCGCCGGCTTTGGCGCGGTGCTGAATTTTTGGCTAGGCAGCTCGCACGGCAGCCAGCAAAAGAGCACGCTGCTGGCCCAGGCGCCGGCGGTGAAGTAGGGCGGCTAGAGCTTGGCCCCATCAGCCCGCCAGCCGCCCGGCAATTTCTTCGGGCGTCTCGCGGTAATACGTGGAGCGCAGCAACTCCATGTTTTTGTGCCGGCTCACGCGAGCCAGCACCAGAATGTCTACCCGCCGGGCCAGCCAGGTCAATGCTGTGGCCCGCGAGTCTTTGTATTGCAGCCCTTCAATCAGCAGCTCGGTGCGAAGTTCTGAAAACAGCGTGCTGGCCTCATTG